AGACTAGAGACGACCACAATGTTTTGCATTTGGCTCTCTATGAGAACTATTACAACAACGCTCTTAATCCGATGGGTTACAAGACAGGAACTCTGTTTGATGACGACCGAGTCACATTCAACGTCATTGCTTCGTGTTGCAATACAGTTACAGCCAGGATTGCCAAGACGAGACCCCGACCAATCTTTCTTACTAGCGGCGGGGACTTTAGCCTTAAGCGTAAGGCAAAACTATTGACGAAGTTTGTCGACGGTATGTTTTATCAAACTGAGATCTATGACGTCATGCAGCGAGTATTTCTCGATAGCTGCGTGTTTGGCACAGGTGCGCTCAAAATCTATGTTGAGGATAATGAGGTCAAGATTGAGCGAGTTTTCCCGAGTGAGCTCATCGTTGATGAGTATGAGGCTAGATATGGTGATCCGCGCCAAATGTTTCAACGCAAGGTGATGCCTCGAGAAGTTGTGGCAGGTCTGTACCCGTCTCATCAGGAAGAGGTTGCGGCAGCTGCGCCGTGCGACCCTGAAGACAGAACATACAACACGGGCGACATGATTGAGGTAATCGAAGCCTGGCATATTCCGTCCGTAAGCGGAGGAGATGATGGGCGTCATATTATCTGCATTGATGGAGCCACTCTTTTTGACGAGAAGTATACTAAGAATTATTTTCCTTTCGTTACCCTGCGCTGGACTCGTCGCATGTTGGGATTTTATGGGCAAGGCCTGGCGGAGCAACTTCGTGGGATTCAGGCAGAGATCAATCAGCTTCTTCTCAACATTCAAGAACAGATGAACCTGGCAACTCCAAAGGTGTTTCTAGAGCGTGGATCTCAGGTCGCAAAAGAGCAGATCAACAATCAGACATGGGGCATTGTTGAATACGAAGGTCAACCCCCACGGTTCTTTGTGCCGCAGACCGTTGCAGGCGAAATCTTTTCGCATCTCGACCGCCTTTACAATCGCGCATATGAAATTTCCGGCATCAGTCAGCTTTCAGCTACAAGTAGAAAGCCATCAGGCCTTGAGTCTGGTGTCGCATTGCGAGAGTACAGCGATATTGAGACAGAGCGTTTTGTTATTGTCGGACAGGCATTTGAGAAAGCATTCTTAGATGCAGCAAGGCAAATGATTGACTTGGCAAAAGATGTATCTAAGCAAGGTAAGACTTATGAGGTCATCTCCTACGGTGATAAGGACATCGAGCGGATAAAGTGGTCGCAAATAAATCTCCGCGAAGATCAGTACCGCATGAAGGTCTACCCATCTAGTCTGCTCCCAACGACACCTGCCGCACGGCTGCAGACAGTTATTGAGATGTCTCAGGCTGGCTTGATTGACAAGGCAGAGACCAGGGGACTCTTGGACTTTCCAGATATCGAACAGTACAATAAGCTTGCGACGGCGCCTCTAGAAGAGGCGGAAATGATTGCAGAGGAGATATTGGAAAAGGGGAACTATCACCCACCTGAGCCTTTTTCGAATCTTCAGCTTCACCTACAGTTCTTTCAGCGGGCTTATATTGAGGCAAAAATAAACGGCGCTCCAGAGGATCGTCTTGCCATGATGCGTCAGTATATGCAGGGTTGCTTTCAGCTTCTCCAGCCACCGGCTCCTCCCGTAGCTGCAATGCCAGAGGAACCCCAAGCCGCCGGTGGTCCCGCACCTACCGAACTTACGCCTACGGTGACACCACCGAAGGAGTCTATAGATGCGCTGGCAGAAGCAGAATTGCCAGCCCCACAAGTAACTGGCGCCACGATGGAAGGCGTGCCAGTTTAAAGGAGTGAATATGTCTGAGGAAGGGCAAGTTGCAGAAGCAGAAGTTCAACCAGTTTCTAATTTGGGAGAATCTCCTGGAGGAATTGATGGAGGAGCCTCAGAGGGAGACAGTGTTTCACATGAAACAACTGGAGCGGATGATAATAACGATGGAGTGGAGAGCAGCACTGCAGAGCCTCAGCAAGAACCAACGCCCGACCCGTTCTCCAGAAGATTTGCCCAACTAGCCCGAGAGCAGAAAAAAATCAGGCAAGAGCGCGATGAGATGAAGCGCATGCAACAGGAGCTTGAGAGCCGGAAAGGCACCGTCTCGAGCTTTGACGAGCTGCGTCAATTGGCCCAGCAAAATCCCTACGAGGTCATGCAAAAGCTGGGGCTTAATTATGAGGCTTTAAGTCAGCAGGTGCTTCAGGACGGTGAGGTGACACCCGAACAAAAGATGGCGAGTGAAATGCAGCGTCTTCGTCAGGAAATTGACCAGATGAAGGCTGAGCGCGCTGAGGCGGCTAAAGAGCAAGAGATCAGCAAGTACAAGGATACATACGGTCAGTTTGTTGACGAGATCCAAAGTTTCGTGAACAATACAGAAGAGTACGACTTCATAAAAGCAAATGAAGCTTACCATGTCGTGGCGGAAGTAATGCAGGAACATTACAACACCACCAAGGAAGTTCTGCAGTATGAAGACGCGGCAAAAATGGTTGAGGACTACTACGAGGCTGAAGCAGAAAAGTATCTCAAAGTCCCCAAACTAGAGCAGCGGCTTAAGAGCCGATACGCTCCAGCGAAAACAGAGTCCCCGGCAGGACAAGCAGACGAGGAAGCTCAGGCTTCTGAGAAAACGCCACCCAAAACTTTAACAAATACCCAGGTGCAACGTGCGCCAGGGGATAAGCCCAAGAAGCTTAGCCGACAGCAGTCTATCGACGTGTTGGTGAATAAGTACGGGTCTAGTCTGTTTCGCCAGGAGTAAGAAGAGCTTACTCCTGTAAGGAGTGAGTTATGCCAACTTCATTAAATCTCGACAACGTCACCCAGGCGCTCAAGGAGCATTATAAGCCCTTGACCGTCAAAAACATGGTTTACAAGGACAACCCACTGCTAGCCCTCATGCCTAAGTATGAGCGTTTCGGCGGTGAGAACATGCCTGTTCCAGTTCAGTACGGTATCGCAAACCGACGTTCTGCTGACTTTTCAACCGGTCAAGGCCTCAACACAGCAACCGAGCTTGCACGGTTCGTTCTTACCCGTGTTAAGGACTATTCTTTCGCCAGCATCACCGGCGAAACCATCAAAGCTACTGAAGGCGCAGCGGATGCGTTCTTAAAGTATGCAACTCTTGAGATTGACGGCGCTATTCAGTCGCTTACTCGATCTCTTGCGGTTTCTATGTATGCTGATGGTTCTGGTCAGCTTGGCCAAGTAAGCGTCGCGGGCACTACGCTCACAATGCTCAAGCCTGATCAAATCACAAACATTGAAGTAGGCATGGAGCTTAATGCCGCCACTGCCGCAACCGGTGCGATCAAGGCTGGTACGACCATGGTTGTGCAGACTGTCAACCGTGACGCAGGCAGTTTCACCGTAGATAATGCGGGAGCGGCTGCAACCAATGACTTTATCTTTCAACGTGGCGATGCACAAAACGGTGGCTCTGCTAAGAAGATCTCTGGCCTCGAGTCATGGCTCCCAGCTTCCGCACCAAGCGCAGCTCTTTTCTTTGGTCAAGACCGAAGCAAAGACGCTACTCGCCTTGGCGGTATCCGTTTCGACGGCTCTGCTCAGCCAATCGAGGAAGCGCTTATCAGTGCAGCTAGCCGCCTTGCTCGCGAAGGTGGATCACCTACACACTGCTTTATGAACTTTGCAAACTTCTCTAACCTCGAGAAGGCGCTTGGCTCCAAGGTCGTTTACGACAAAGTAAGCAGCGACGACGCAGACATCGGCTTTCAGTCACTGACTATCCTTGGACCGAAGGGACCAATTCAGATCGTCGCTGATCAGAACTGCACTCCTGACGTTGCATATATGCTTCAGATGGATACCTGGACTCTTAACAGCCTCGGTGCTGCTCCACACATTCTTGATCTTGATGGCAACCGTATGCTTCGTGAAGCATCTGCGGACGCTTACGAGGTTCGAGTTGGTTTCTACGGAAACATTGGCTGCACAGCACCTGGCTACAACGCTCGCGTTAAGCTAGCATAAGGAGATTAGTACAATGGCAAGTCAATCATTTTTCGATGTAGAGCACGCTAACCGTGAGGTAAAAATTGTCTCTGGCCGAATTAGCATCGGAGCCAGTGGTGCGCCTACGGTAGCAGAAGGCTTAGGCTTTTCAATTATTGGCGGCAGCGGAAGCTCGCTTAACGCTGGGCAATATCGGCTTACGCTTGATAAAACCTACACAGGGTTTTTGTTCGGCAGCGTTGAGTTTAATGCCTTGGGCGTTACTCAGTTTGCGCTTGGTCGTGTGCTTAATCATAACGTAACGGGCGACAAGACCATCAACTTGGAGTTCCGTAACTATGACGATGACGCTTCTCCTGACCTGGAAGAACTTTTAGCCAACAGCGAATTTACTTTTTGCCTTGTGCTTCGTGATGGTGACGCAAGCTAAGGAGGTAAGTAATGGCTAACAGAAGATTTCAAGACGTTCAGGCTTTGCAGCGTGAGATGAAGATCATCGCTGGCCAAGTTAGTGACACAGGGGCTTTGCCGCTAGGTGTGTCTGATGTCGCAATTGACACAACCACAAGCCCTCACAGCCTGGTTGTTACACTTGAAGACAAATACAATGACCTCTACAGTGCCAGTGCTAATCTTGCAGCAGCCAGCTCTGTAACGGCCATTCAAAAAATTGGCTTCACCAACAACAACACAATTACCCTGACTTCAGCTTCCGGTAATTTTACTACGGCTGAAGTTGTTCATCTAACTTTGTTCCTTAAGAACACAAGTGTTGCACGATGATAGAGGATCAAGAGCCTAAAAAAGGTATCGCCGCCATCATCTTGAAGAAACATAGCCCCGCTGAGGAAGGTGACGATTCCGACTTCAGCAAAGCTACAGATGACGCAGGGCAGCGTATGCTGAGTGCGTTTAAGTCGGATAATCCTCAAGGCTTCATGGATGCCTTGAATGATTACCTAGATATGCGGAAGTAGAGGGGGAGGCATGGCGACGTTTACCGAAAGTGATTTACGGTCTCGTGCGCGTCGTCGTGCCGATATGGAGAATAGTACCTTTGTAACAGACGCAGAAATTCAGGATTACTTGAACTCGAGTATCGCTGAACTGCATGACTTTATGGTCAAAAGCTATGAGGACTATTTTGTCTCTGAGCAAGTTTACAACGTTCCCCTTGCGACCGGGGGCGTAAACTTGCCTGGCGACTTCTACAAGGCTCTGGGCGTGGATTATAGCTCCGGTGGAGTTACTTCTACGCTCAGGGCTTTTTCGTTTAGTGAGCGAAATATCTATAACACTCCCGTCGCAGTCATCGATAGACTCGCGCAACCAATGTACAAGGTTGAAGGAAGCAAGCTTAAGCTCATACCAACCAACTCCCAGACAGGTACAATTACTTTATATTACGTTCCTTTGCCTACGCAGTTTTCGGGCACAGTGACAGAGATTGAGACGATTATACCGGGGTATGAAGAGTATGTGGTGGTCGCAACGGCCATTCGAATGTTGATGAAGGAAGAGTCGGACATTGGTCCCTTAGCGGCAGAGAGGCAGCAGCTTGAAGCGCGGATCATAAGAGCACTCACCCCTAGAGACGCCAGCGGCTCATTTGCTATAAGAGATATACGAAAAGGCCGTTTTAGAAATACGTTTATTGTAAGATACTGAGGTTTTCATGCCGGGCAGATTTAACCCTCGTCTTCATCTTTCGCGAGACCTAACTAACGTCCAGCGAGATATAAAGGCAGCGCTGGACGGTTACTCAGATATCGATATCTTGGACGGATTTTTAATTGAGGACGTAGAGCTCAAGTCTGGAAAAAACAATGAGGTAGGTCATCCGATGCAGCGTGCGATTCAGGGCTACATCGTTGTTCAACGAAACGCTAATGCCGTTGTCTTTAATGGCAGTGCTGGTGTAGGCACGAACAAAGAAACGTTTCAGCTGCAGACTTCTGCCGACGTCACTGTAAGCTTGTGGGTGTTCTGATGGCTTTACAGAAAAAAACTCTCACGTTCCCATTTTTAAAAGGTGTTGACGAAAAGTCATCTCAACCAGTCTCGGAGCCTGGATCGGTTAAGGACGCGAAAAATGTCGTCTTTAACAAGACGGGTCAGATCGATAAACGTAAAGGCTTTGGAGTATTCCGCAACTCAACTGCTGTGGTTGGAGACAAAGGCGGGTTTCTGCCGCAGCTAACCGGTCTCACTACCGTGGGTAGACGACTCCATCAATTCAGGAACAGTTTACTGTTTTGCGATGGGCAATCTCTGTATTCCAAAGTTGGCACCAACAGCATGAAGATGGTTGAGGACCTTCTAGATTGTAGCTACTCCAACCAGTCTGTCATTACGCCTAACAATAAAAAAGTGGGCCGTGTCAATTTGATACGCAAGACAGTTGGGTCTGTAGATTACAATGTCTTGTCTTACGTTCAGACGGTGCCAACCGGATCATCTTCGACATCAAAATATGAGATAGTTGTCGCAGTGCAGGAGGTTGCAAGCGGCGCATTCTTCAGGGAACCAACCGTTATTCACGATGTGGCCAGGGCAACAGGAAGCGACTTCTATCGCAACATCTCTGCTTCGCCATCTTTGCACATGGTGGAGGACAATAACTCAAACGTGTATTTGATCTTCAGTGACACAAACACCAGCGGAGCAAACGTTGGTGTGCGACTGGTCAAATATAACTTTGGTGGGTCAGAGCCACCGGCAATAGGCTCCCCGACAAAACATATACTTGCCGTAAATGCTGGCCCAGCGCTGGCAGCTCACGCTCGAGCACCCGCTATCGCTGTAGACGTAAAGGCCGATAACACAGAACTTTATGTCGCACTCTATACTAGCAGCGGGACAAACATCACAGGCAAGGCAACAATACATCGATATCTGTTTAGCAATTTGCCAGGTACTTTGACGGCCACAAGTGAGGCGACATTGTCGTCAAGTGGTTCGGGTGCGACCGATATTGACCTGGATTGCATCGGATACGGATCAGGATTGTTTGCAAATATCGTTTTGAGATATGACGCTGATGACTCTAGCAGCCATCCTATATTTGTGGCGTTCAATCAACCTAAGCCAAGCGGCAAGGGCACAGCGGAGCAACAAATCTTTATGAGATTTTTTGCAAGCGATTTAAGCAGTGCTGCAGGTAACGAGTTTACTCATGCCTCTCTTGAACACAAATATCTTGTTAACGGCACTCAAAGCCATGTGTCTGGCAATAACGCAGATGTCTTTCTAACAGTTGTAGATTCAAACACAGACGGCAGCCCCACCACTCCTGAAGGCGGAGGAACTGCTTTTTACAAAGATTCCACAAACTCCTTTGGTGGTCTCGCAACTGTTACAAACAACCAATTCACTAACGCAGTCACACAGAAAGAGGGATTCATTACAGCTCGTCCGATCATTACGATAGGCGGAGTTAACAAGACAGAGTTTGGATCGGCGTGTAAGCTTTATGCGTCCCATCCTGGTGGGGCAGGTAACGCAGCAGTCTTCTCTGTTGTTGAGCCAGGGGCAGGGTTTATCGACGTAACACACGGGTCTGCGGTCACATCGGATATCAAGACACAAATAGAAACATTTTTCGGACAGACTCTGGCCGGTTCAGATGAGATTGTGATGACCATTGACGAAGACAATAGTCTTCTCAGAGTCAAAGATCATGAAGTTGTCTATATGAGGACATCTAGAACAGCCGTGAGCAGTTATGAGTCCATTAATAAAAATGCGTCGTTAATCTCTGACAGCTTTCGGTTTTTTATCAAGCCTACACCTGGTTCAGATTCAACATCACTCGGCACGAAAACGTGCGTTAATATTTCTCGGACAAACTCTAACGACGGCAGCTTTAACTCGTGTAATTATCTCATAGACACCACAGGGAAACTGTTGGCATCTGGCGTGCCTAGCCAATCAACGCTAAACTTTACATCTGATTATCGAAGTGTTTACCAAAACGAGTTTAAGCTTTTTGATGGTGTCGCAAGAGTAATAAGCCCTGGAAAAGATAACGTAGGCCCAAAGAAGATTTTGTTTGGCGCCAATATCCTAACGTCTTCTGGGAACACGTACACCGATGCTGAGCAGAACAGCGGTCTCGATACAATAGATTTTGATCAGTTCTATTCTGCGTCAATCATGGAGGTGAACTTCGAGACGGATAGATCTCTGCCCGCAGTCGACGTTGGAAATCAATTGCTTATTGGAGCGGGATCTTTATTCTCTTTTGACGGACACAACCTTGTTGAAAATGGTTTCTACGAGTTTCCCG